ATTTACAAAATGCTACACAGCAATTAAAAAGTAGTATTTCATTTGTAGATTTAGTAGATGCTTTTAAAGAAGCAACTAATCCACCTTTTAAAACATTAGTACCAGACGAAAAATCTAGAGGAGAATAAATGGCATTACCAGTAACAGACCAACTAATAACACAAATGATGACAGAGAATGTTAGAACACAGCCTACTACTCCAATGGAAGGAAATGTTTCTAGGCCTATGATTGTAAGTGATTTATTGAGTGCTATGAAAGATGTTAATTTTAGTCAGTTAATAACTGAATATGGAAATATGTCTGGAAATCCTAGTAAAGAATCTACACCGATGATAACAGGATTAATGAAAGAAAGTGTTAAAGTTCCACAAACTCCATTAGAACAGGAAAAGAAAATTAAAGAGCCTGCAGTAGCTACAGGAGGGCCTGCTCAAAGTGCAGAAGAAATAAATATGGCTGTTGAAGATATGGCTCCCGAAAATGTCTCTGTTCCTACACCTATGAGTGATGCATTAGCTAACAATACAATGGCTCCACTTGGAACATTAACAGACCAGAATACAGGATTGATGTCAAATACTGCGTAAGAGATTACGCAATTCCTCATCAAAGTGATATGAATCTGCTTTACAATGATTTATGATAGCAGATATTAAATGAGCATAGTAGTCATCACCAAGTTCTTTTAGGACTTCTTTAGTAGGTAATGACTCATGCTTTGTAATTAGATTACCATTATTATTTATTGACACCACAGTGCTAAAAAGGATTGCCTCTTTAGTTCTTGGTGTCATTTTTTTTGCCCTCTTCACTAATAAAATCTGGATTTATTTTATCATCAAGTTTGGGTAACTTACTTAATACTGCTATACCTTGGGCTACTTCTTGATAAGGCCTAGTAAACATATATTTCATGATAGTATTTAACTGTTCTTGTGTAATAATGTAATTCATTATTTCTTCTCCTTAAATTTAATTTCTCCTGCAATAGCACTATATGCCGCCATATCAATATAGGTATCTTTACTAACTGCACCCAGTTTAGTACGAGCCATTTTTAATAGTGCCATCATAATTGCTACATCATGAGCTTTTATATCTGTATCTAGATAGGCTGACCATAGCCTAGCTATATTATTATGGTTATCTACTTTATCTCCATAATCTTTTTGTCTATCATTTGCTGATAGAGTAATTGCTTGTGACAAACATTCTTTTGTAATCATTTCTTTTCCTTTTTAAATTTACGACCTACGACAAATACAATACTATTAATTACTGTGTTAATTGTTACCATAATTAAAATCCACCATTGCCAAAACTCAACTGTCATATCTTTACTAAATCAGTTATAGGTACTAAATATCCTTTGGATGTTAGATTATCTCCTCCCGGCACAACTCTATAATCTTTACTAACTAATTTTTTTAATCTTGATAAAGGAATATGTATTGAGAACATATGCCTATCTCCAGTGCTTACTATTTTAAATATCCATGTATCTGATTTACTAGAACGAATACCACTATCTTTACCTCTTGATTGAAACTCTACATATACATTACCTGTTTTATGTGCCATTCTATCTGTTTTTAATTCAAAATTTTCCATAGACTTCATTACAAGTTTTTCATGTTTCTTGCCATAAGATAAGTCTTTAGAAAATTTAGTTATAGAAAAATCACTCTCTCGTAACTTTTTAATATTATCACTTTTGTTTTCTTTTATTTGTGCTTTCATTAATGTAGCCTATCTTTTTTCATTTTTACCATATCATCAATACTAACCACAGTATCACTGTCTATGGGATTAGACAAAGATTCTACACCTTCATCAAATATAATATCTGGTCTTTCTAGTGCCATTTTAACCATTCCATGTGCTATTGTCAAGGCAACACTATAATCTGCAGTTAAAGGTATTTTTGTTGGCTCTACAAGAGTACAACCAAATCCCTCTTCAGAAGGGTACACAGAAATTGTAATAATATTTTTAGAATTTACTCCATTATCCATTTTGTTTTCCTATCAATTTTAAAAAATGCATAGCGTCAACAATAGCTAATGGTTGATGATTATTCATTTTAATTATAGCAACTGGCACATCCGTTACTTTAGAATTACTTTGTGCTTGAGCAACGATATCATATATACCTTTAAATGTTTCTTTGTTTTTACATTCAAAAGAATAAGGTATTAATTTTTTAGCAGGATTAGATAATTTAATATCTTCTCCTGTCTCTCCCATAATAGCACAGCTTATATCATTATCATCTAAAGTTTTAAATATAGATAGCAATGTATCTCTTGTCCAATTTTGTAATCTTCTTCCTTTAGCTTTTCTACTCTGTACTGTCGACATTTTCTTCCTTTACTTTAGTATACCAAAAATATTTAGGATTCATAGCTTTTGATTCTTTTTGTGGCAAGTATTGTATATTACCCCAACAAGGTTTTTTGTAAGCACAGAATGTACATTCTTTAGCCAATATTCTATTACCTGTAGGTTTTTTATTAAAAAACTCTTCTATATCTTCAAACTGTCTTTTAAATGGTTGATTAGTATTTAATGCATGAACATTTTTCTTTGCTTGTTCAATTGCTTTTTTCTTATGTTCATCATCATTAATTGGTGTTTCTACTATAGACCATTCTCCTGTAGATTTATTAACAGCAATCCACCCTCCAAAATCTTTATCTTCTGCTCCTGCATATAAATATCCTTGAGATACATAACCAAATGGGTCATCTTTTAATAAAGCATTAAATCCTCCAGACTCTCCAAACTTATATTGAAAAGCATATGGTGATGCACTTTTTATATCCCATATTTTATCCATAATTTTAACATCGTATGTACCATTGATTTCATCATCACCAAATACATATTTAACTTTTTTTTGAAAGTCATCTATTTTAATACCCGATGACTTTAATATGGCAACAGCCAATGCTTCAACTAAATCACCAAATATAAATCGCATTTTAGAATTATAAGGAGGTGTTTCTGCCTCTGCACCACTCTTTTCCATTTGTAATTGACATAGAGGTCTGCCAATACTACTCATGCGTGGTTTAAATTTTGTCTCTCTTTCTTCTACAAATTGTTTTATAAATGCATTTTTACAAGCCTCACCAAATTCATTTATAATAGTACTAGAAATAGGAACAGAGGCCTTATTGGCCTCCGTTAAAAATAATTGTACTCTGTTTAGAATACTAGACACTAAGCTTGTAACACCATTTCGGGGTCATCAGCAAGTTCATTTATAACTTTTGCAGATGCCACATCTTGTTCCTTATTACTATGGGCTTTTTGCCATTTTGCGGATACTCTAGCGTTCTCTTCTTGAATAAGATTATTAAACATATCCATATGTTCTAAATCTTTTTGTGTAAAAGGAACTTCTTTTGTATCGATGTTTACGTTTGACACATAGTACACATTACTACCTGCCTTTCTTTTCTTAGTTGTCATATTTAATATATGATTTTGCATTAAGCTATCTCTACCTTTAAGACTTTTTAAAGACTCTCCAATAGGAATAAAGTTTGACCCTGTAACTCTAAACAGTACAGGTAAATCTTCTACTTTTGTAGGGTCTCCTGTAGGTGTTGTAGCATCCATAGATACTAGTCCGTATACTAAACGATAACATTTAATATGACGTTGAGCATCTATCTGTGCTTGAGTTAAGTTTTCTTTATCTTTGCCTCTTATTCTACCACAATTAACGCCTCCGCTACTATCAATAGCCTCTTCATTCCATTGTTTAAAAATAACAGAAGTACAAGGATAATTATTATTATCTGGGTCATACTCCATGTATTGATACGCATTGATAAAAGGTCTAAACTGAATAGGTTTATCCTTAATGCTATATACTCTAGACTCTATACTAGGGTCATAAGTACTATAAACGCCTGCTGATAATTGATTTCCATCATCATCTTCAGCCGCTCTATTTATTATCAACCTATCAAGTGTTCCTGTATTTATTACAGAACCATCATCTTGACCGGTCATTTTCATTATCTCCTCTTTACTAAGAGAATCAAATGCCTTTAAGTCATTTACCATAGATTACCTTCCTTGGTTAATTTAATTACAATAGTAGCGTTTTTAACAATATTGTCAAGCATAAACTTTTGTATCTAACCAATTAGAGCCTACTTTTAACTCTACATCTAAGGGCACGTTAAAATCAATGTCATACATGTCTTTCATCCTTTGAATTACCCCTAAACATCCTTTGTTTAGGCATGAAGCGACTAAACTCTCTTCTCCGGGAAAAACATCTGCAACAATTGAATCATGTACAGTATTAATAAGTAGGCTCTTAGTATTATGTTCCTCAAGTAATTCTTGTATACCAATACAAGCTAAAGGAACAATGTCAGCAGTAGCAAACCCTTGAACAGGATAATTTTTTATCTGTGTTGAAGAACTTGCACCACCCCAAGGCATGCGTTCTGCTTTTGGAAAGGCATATTGTCTACCTGTAGGTAGGGTGACAACTTTTGCTCGTATTGCCTCGTCTTGCAGTTTTTCATGCCAAGCTTTGATATCCGGATATTTTTTTAAGAAAGCCGAATAATATTTCTTTTCATTTTCTGTACCAGACATACCTCCATACAAAGGTTTAAATGTATGTGGTTTTGCTTCTTGTCTAGAACAACCAATGATATCTGCTGTATACTGATGTACATCTACACCATTTCTAATATCTTCCATACCCTGTGCATCTTGAGCAAGAAAGACAGCAGTTCTAAATTCTAATTGTGCATAATCTATTTCCATAATACTACCACCTTCAAATCTAGAACTAATAACTTTACGAATAGGAAAGGTACTACCTCTTGGTTGATTTTGAAAGTTAGGATTACGACTAGATAATCTACCTGTTGCTGTTACAGTTTGCATAAAACTAGGATAAAGAAAACCTTTATCTGTTGTAAACTTTTTAATGCCATCAACAAAGGTACTAAGATATGTTTCTAATGCATTATACCTAGTAATCTTTTCTACAAATCGTTTAAAAAATTCATCTCCTGTTTTAGCTAATCTAACTAAAGTTATCTTATCTGTTTTAAATCCACCCTCTGATATATCCATAACAGAAGTTACAGTAGCATAGAATCCTGCTTTATCTGGTAAAGGAGTATAAACAAATCCTTCTCCTTTACATTCAGAACATTTACTTAATTTACTCCAAGGCTCTCCATTTACTTTTATCTTTTGTATAGTGCCTTTACCTTTACATACAGGACATTGTTCTGCTTTTGTTTTATAGACAGGCTCTAAATGTTTTGCAAATATTTTTTTTAGTTGAGCAGGAGTAAACTTTGGTCTACGTTTTTGTTTCTTTGTAAGTTTATCTATACCTAAATTAAATATGCGTGACCATTCTTTTTTATCTTTTACTTTTATACCATACATCAACCAAGATAATTGTTCTGGACTTGCAGGATTAATTTTTGTATCTCCCATACGAGTATATATTTCTTCATCTATCTTAACACGCAATGCATCATACTCTGTTTGAAAATCTTTTTCTACTTCATCTAATGCTTTTCTATCAATGTAAATACCATTGTCTTCCATCTTTGTTAATACAACAACAAACTGACACATGTTTTGTATAGTCTTAATTAAATGTTTATGTTGAGGTTTACGCAATTGAAGCATCTGTGCCTCATATAAAGACCTAGTAGCCTTAACATCTAGCCTACCATACTCTTCAACAATATGAATTGGTATATATTGAAATGATACTTTATCTTTCATATATTGTTCTGTTAAATCAGATTTTTGAACAACACCTCTAAACTGACAACATGCTTTTAATGACAAAGGTCTTTTAATTCCTTTGTTTAAAACATACTCTACAAGCATTGTATCACATACTCTACCATCGTATTTAAAACCTGCCTCCCATAACCATAGTAAATCAAACTTAATATTATGTCCTACAAGTAATGTCGTCTTATCTAGTATATCTTGTATTACTTTTCTATTAGGTATACCTTTATAATCTCTATGTTTAAAAAATACATACTCATCATTTATACCGAGAGATACTAAAAAGTTATTTGGATTTTTAGCTGATG